TTAGAAGTCAAATTTATCCTTGAGAATAACAATCATTCTCTGATAGAAAGGAATTTTTTTGCGATAAAAGGTTTTTGATTTTTCTGATAACATATCTCCTTTACTAAAATGGAGAGAAATCGCCATGCGACTCCAGATTGATTTGTTTTCAAAGTAATTTTCAATTTGCATAAACGAACCATCTGCAAAAGTTATTTGTAATTTTACTGGTATCCCAATGATCAAAGAATCTAAATTGCCTTCTAATATCTCTATTCTCTGAATTTCTTTTCCTGTTATCAATGATGTTATGTATTGGCTTACTTCTTCAGAATTATATGCATCAATTTTTAAAGATTCGTTAAAAACAAGGTCTTCATTTGGAATAAAGCCGACAATTTTAAGTTTCTTTTTCTTCATATTCATTTGTCTGTAATATTGATTTCTTTGATTCCTAATGCACCTCTTCTTTGAGATATTGTCGCATTGATGTCATGCGGATTTGCCGTTTGATTACCGACTGGATCAATTACTACGTTATATTTTTCTTTTAATCCAATACTGGCTCCTGAGTATTTTAATTTAATGCAATAAAGATTGATCACACCACCAGCTAATATTGACTTCCATACCTAATTCTAATAAATAATTTTGAATTCTGTCAATAATCGCAGAGTCTCTATTAAGCACATAAACTGGAGTACCTGATTCCGGTGAATTTAAGTGTCTTTGTAACATAAAATAATCTTCTTTATTCGTTGAATTATCCATCGCAAAGAAAAGGGCATATTTTACGTAATCAAGATCATCGAAGTCTTCAGTGAATTTAATTTTATATTTTTTTTCAATTTCCTCAGGGGTATTATTATAAATAGCTAAAGCAAGATAATCGCCTTTTTTCAAATCAACTTCATTAATTTGTTTTACCATTATGTTATTTATCAACTGCATAGCTTATGTTAATTCTGCACGCCATGTTATATATTTTGATAGCTTTGTTATTTCTAAAAAATGTTCCAGAAATATATTTTTAGAATATATCATTTTGTTCATGTATATACCCGTTCCCTCATCTGGATAATTCTTATATCTTTTTAGCATAATATATTCTAATTTATCGGAATCCTCCAGAGATATTTCAAATAAAGCGAATTTAAAGTAATCAAAATCATCAAATTCTTCTTTAAATTCAATTCCACATTTTCCATAAATCACTTCAGGATTTAATGAAACTAATGCGACCGCAACATAATCATCTTTAAGCCAGCTGGGCCAATCAATCTGTTTAATCATAAATTTTCTACCAGTTATAAGTAATTAAAGCAGAGATAGCAATTTTATAAGAGATCATTTTTCTGTTTGTGTGTTTTTAGTAATACGAACATTGATTTTAACATAGTCTGGATTGTTAGCAGGTCTAACACCTGGTGCTCCTTCTATCCATCGTGCTTCTTTCGGCAAAGCACCGCCTGATTCAGGTGCCGCTGTAATGAATTCAATCCCTCTTGAACCTTTAGGTAAAGGTCCTTTATAGGCTTTAACATATTTATAAAGGCCACCTTGTGCTTCCTTTCCCCAAATTTCTCCAGACTGCTCTTGCATTTTTGCAGTTCTTGGTGTTTGAGTAGGTGATTCAAGTCTGTGATAAACTGGTAATTTTGGATCTTTCCTATTATCAGTAGATGGTTTTTTAGTAGGCGCATCAACTTCACTTGGGACTAAAAATCCTAAAGCCCCAGTTGCTTTCCCTACAACTTTAGAAAAGATCTTCCCAGAATTTTCTGCTGCCTTTTCAGAGGTTTTCTTTGCGGCTTCCTCTAAAACTTTATTGAGAGGAACTTTTGCAACTTTGTCAACAAGCTCTCCTTCACCCAAATGCCCACTTGGATCTTTCGCGCCAATCGGATTTCCCTTCACATACGAGAACCGATTCCAACCTTGGGTATCAAATTCCCCGTCAATGATAGTATCCGCACTGGTAAACCTCGCAATCCCCGGATCGTAAAATCTTGCATTGTAGAAGTAAAACCCGGATTCTCTGTCTAACTCTTGAGAATTGTATTTCGGAGCAAAGTTCAAATCTCCCCGTTGGACAAACGTCTCCCCATACGGAAGATACTGCATTTTAGAAAGAGTCTTCCCTTCATCGTCTAACACAAGAGAGACGGAATCAACTTGATCGGTAAGGAAGTAGGCAAGCGCACCTGCTTCGTTCATCGCGGCGATTCTTACACCATTCAAGTAGATGTTGTTCACACTTGAAATAATGTTCTCAGCTTCGATGAACTCCAAACCGTAGAATTTACTTGGATAGAGGATCTCTGTATTCGTGAATTGATTGTTTTTGGGTTGAAGCGCACTCTTTCGAATCCTAAACCCACCTTCGTCATACCAGTAACTACCCAGAATTGCATTGTTACCGTCTTGGATCTGAGTAATCCGATCTTGCGAATCGACTTGAATCCGTTTGGTTAAATCCTTTGCATTGTCTCTTTGACGAGTCAGATTTCCATTGGCGTCATACGACATCGTAAGAGTGTCCGTACCCGATTTGCTTGAATCGATGTTCGTGACTTGGTGATTGGAATAAACATAGCTCCATTCGTCGGAAATCGCACCACTCGCAGGATCATGGATTCTCTTCGCAGTAAGATTTCCATTCTTTGCATACGAAAAGGATTGTTGGAACCGTTTGGTGAGATTGCTCTCAGTCGTTTCAACATGGATCCCGGTCGCGTATGTTAAGCGACCCAGCCCGTCATAGCCATAGTCGTATTGCGCATTGAAGTCGGTTGCAGTATTTGCAATTCTTGTAATATTGTTGTTTGGATTGAAGGAATAGACAGCGTCTTGCAAAACCTTGTTGCTACCATCCACATCCCCGGAGGAACTCAGTCTCACCATTCTCCCTTTGACGTCATACGAATAGTTCGTAGAAATCCCGTTCCCAAGAGTCAGACTTGCCGTCTGACCAAACTCGTTGTAGGAAATGTTTTCAACGATGTTCTTGTTGCAATAACCGGGTAAGATTCCGTTTGTATTGACTTGAACGGAAATTTCCGAGATATACCCAGCGCTTCCGTAATCGTAACAAGCTCTCATTCTACCGTGAGAAATCGGATGTTCTGGGTAATCGATACGAGTCACACGACCCAGTAAGTCATATTTAGTTTCAGTAATGTATGGACCCTGTGTTTCAGAAGGAAGAGGGTTTCCTGAAGAAGTAGCAAGGATGACTCGGGTTTCTTTCTTTACGCGACCCAGTTTGTCGTAACTAAAGGTTTTACTTTGGTTGGAATCTTCGATTCGTACTATTTTGCCTAACGCGTTTTCGCTTCCGGAAAGGGAATCATACGAATATTGAATATTCCCTTCCGGGATATTTTTGGTTAAAATTCTTCCGACCGCGTCGTAACTTAAAGTTGTCGTAACTCCTTTCGCGTTCGTGCTACTTGTTAAATCTCCAAATGCGTTGTAGTTGTAGGAACTCACACCTAAATCAGGGTCACTTTGGGCACGCAACTTACCAAAAGCGTCGTAACTCCAGTAGGTTTGGTTTCTTCCGGAAACGTCTTTTGTGGGAACTCCCACAGTCGCATTGGGACAACTCATCAAACTTGAATCATTGAGATCTGATTTTTTTGTTCTGTTTCCAGCAATGTCGTAACAAAACCCGATTTTAGCGGAGTTTCCGTCGGAAGAAAAATCTTCCACATACAGGACATCACCACTTGCGTTCTTCACAGTTCGTTTGCTAGTGCCGGAACTGCGATTCTCAGTCGTTTCAAACGCAGAGTTGTAAACAGTTGTGATGGTTGTAGGAGAAGTTTCACCCCCCGCCGTCGGAAGAATTGTTTTTTTCACCCGACCGATCGGATCGTATTCAAAAGAAGTAGGATTTCTTTCTTCTAAGTGTAAAACAAATCGGTCAATCTCTCCAGAAGTTGCCCAATTACTTTGGCCTTTACGGATGACTTTTCCAGTCCCGTCGTAGACAAGTCTTTCCGTGATCGCAAAATTACCGTTGGACGCAGATTTGACTGAGTAGATGTTCCGACCCAAACCGTCTGTGTAGGTCCTACTTGCAAAGTCAGGGTCTCCTGACCCGGACGGTAGAATTGTCTTTGCGGAAAGTGGAAAGTTGGAATCGTAGCTGTAGGTTGCAGTCGTAGTAGTTCCCACATCCGTGTCGGAACTTGTGCGGATCAGTCTTCCAAAATTGTCATATTCAAAAAACCTTTTGTTTCCGTTTGGATCTGTGCTTGTGGTCGGAACTCCGAATGCGCTTTCGTAGTTGATCTGGTGTGTGGTCGTAAACGAAATACTTCCGCCGAATTTTGTATCCTGCGTAACAAACTGATTCAGTTCGTTGTCGTAAATGTAGGAACTCCCACGGGCAGGGCTCGAACTCGTATCTTTTTCGGTGATTTGGTTCCCGTGATTGTCGGTTTCGTATTCGGTTGTATGAACTCCCACAGGACTGAGTCCACTTCCGGTGTAGGAACTCACACGTTTGTTCAGATTTCCTCTTGTGTCATAACTAAGGAGTGACGTAATCTCGTGGGAACTCCCGCTGAATGTAACACTCCGAGTTGCCCGTCTTTGATTGGTAGTATCGTCTGTTTCAAAATCCGTACTGCTTGTAGTGGTCGTAACACCGTGAACTGTGTCGGTAAAATGATCCGTGCTTACCTCAGTCTTCCGACTGATCTTGGCTCCATTCAAAATGATGTCGAAAACTTCTGTTGTAGTTCTTTGACCGCTCAAAAACTTCTCAAGTTTCGTCGTAACGGGAAGATAACCCGTAACTCCAGGTCCGTATTGGATTGGTTTCACATCGTAGGTTGTTTGAATGGTACCGTAATCATTATTGTCATTCCCGATGATACGAATCTCTTTCTCTGCTCCAGCCAATGCTCGGTTCATGAGAAAGTCGGAATAGGGAGTCGTATGGTATTTGTGAGTGGTTTTTTCCCCATATGCTTCGTGAACGGTAAACTCACTGAACCCAAAGAAATCCGTTTCTTTTTTACCATTGATAAACGAAGAGAATGCAAATCCGTTCTTGTATTCGTAATTCTTTGTGATGGTGTTTGAAAATCCGTCTTCGATCGTGACTCTCGTGCAGACTCGATAGCTTGTAGGTAAGTCCGGAATATCATCCTCACCCGTGTTGTCAAACTTTGTGGAATTGGAATATTCAAAATCGTAAATACCCCCAATCCCGTTTTTCACTCTTTCAATGATGTCGGGTAACGTTCCGGTAGAAAGTGCGAAATACCAAGTTGGTTCTTTCAAATGAAAGATTCCAATGTCTGTGAGTCCATCTCCGTTGTAATCTCCTTGGATCCAACGAAAAACATACACTTGCGCGATCAAGTCGGGACGATCTAAATTCTTCACGACAACGTTACCCGGAAGAGAAACGATCCTACTCTGCGCTAAGTCATACAGCTTGTCTTCACCACCGGAGATGAGAATCGGATTTCCGTAATTGTCAAACCGGTCGCCAAACCCGACGATCCCCGCGTTGTATGTATTTTTTGTAATATTCGTAGAATTGATTTTGATCTTGTAGAATGAAGTTCCGTTGTCCTCTGTTTTACCGAATACAATTTCTCCCGTGTTTGTAAGAGTATATACAATTCCCGCGGGACTTTTAGAATCGTAATCGGATGTTGTGATCGGAAGAGAAAACTCTCCCGTCAAACGTTTGAATTGAATGGCGTTTGAGTTAATCGTTCCCAAATACCATTTGTGCATGGAAGTTCTTCTGTCCACGATTACAAGTTGAGCTTGTGGGGAAGTAAACTTGCCCGAAAAGAAACTAAATTCTTTTCTACGTTGACGGTTCTCGTTTGTCCCCGCTTGGAAGAAGTCGTTTAAGTCTGTTGCGGTAAGGTCTCCACTTGGGGTTAAAATTTTAGTGCCACCGAGACCCGAGAGAACAAATCTTGCAGTTCCGCTTGCAGTCTGATCATCCAAGATGAGAACCGATTGAGAAGTGTTGTTCTCAAAATGATCCACCACAGTTCCGCTGTTTTGTGGATCAAATTTTGTGACGTCGGTATCAGTAAAGGTTGCTAAATTCAAAGTATCGAATGCAGTTCCGTTTGTATTCTTGAAACCAAAAAACTGATTCGTATTTCCTTGTTTTTTGTAAAACAACACTTCGTCTTTTGTGTTGTTTGAGTATCTGTCCGGTTTACCGCCAAAGAGGGTATAGAGCGACCCATCGGGAGCGAGATAGCCAAAAGTCGGCGGAGCGTTGGCTCTCGACGAAGTCGGGAAAGACAGAGGACTGGCACCCGAAGACAAAGGGCTGAAACTCGTGTTCACTCTGGTAAAAAACGAGTTTCCTTGTTTCAAATTCCAAACGTTTGCCTTTCTGTCAAAGATCAAAAGCTCGGGAGAAGCAGAACAATCGTCCTGAGTAAAACATCCTGGAAATACAAGTTCTCCTTTTCCAGAGTTTAGATTTCCGTCATATTTGTAAGAAAGCAGAACAGTCTTAGAGTTACTGGATGCCGTAAAACTCGTTTTACCCGATTCTATTTTTACCTCGTCTTTAGGAAGAGGAGTTTTTAGGATTCTGTCCTGGTCGGGGCCGTAGCTCATGTCGCTGTAGATTTTGTATCTAAATCCGTTGAATGTAGATTCTCCGATCCAAAACTTTCCGTCGGAAGAAGAATAAAATCCAATGTCGGTCCTTCCGTCTCCGTTAAAATCCCCTTGGAGCCAACGAGTAACGGATTTGAACTGAGGAGTTCTCGACCAAATCTTGAAGTGGATCGTCCCGTCTCCTGTTTCGCCTAATGTCCATTCTCCGTTACTACGATCGAATAGTAGAAAGTCGGAAAATCCATCTCCGTTGAAGTCACCGCTGAATCTGTCATGTCCGAATAACGATTGTTCGGGTGCTGTAAAGACCTTGTAGAGTTTCCACTGCATTTGAAAGGTTACGGAATCATTCTTGTTTGGATTGCGATGATTTTCACCCACAAACCACTTACCGGACCTGGAATCATACAAAGAAATGTCTGTTCTTCCATCTCCGTTGTAATCACCGACGAGAAAGTTCACTTTGTCGTGATCCTTTCCGGGCTTAGAAGAATCGTCTGTATTCGAACTATCTAAATTAGAATCTGGAGTATAATCGTTTCTGAATACGTTTTGAAACTTCTTACTAAACCGAAGGAATTCAAAACTTCCTCCTTTGTTTAACATCAAAGTCCATTGACCCGTCGGCTCGTCAAAAAGAACTGAGTCACTCAGTCCGTTTCCGTCGTAGTCACCGGGAAACCATTCCATTCTGAAAATGTCCGGGATGCCGTACATGAGTCTTCCATAACTTTTAAATTGAAACACACGACCGTCGTGTTCCGCTACGATGAAGTCTCTCGTAGAAGGTAAATAGAATGCAATATCACTTCTTCCGTCTGCGTTAAAATCGCCGCTCACGTTTCCTTTGAAGAATTTTATCTTTTCTTCGTTTGCATATCCTTGATACCGGTTTGCATACAGTTTGAAATTGTATCCGCCTTCTGCTGCTTTCCAGTTTCCTGACTTGGGATTGAAAAAGAGGATATCGCTGATCCCGTCTCCATTGAAGTCTCCTTCAAAGTATTGTGTAGAATTCGGATCCTCTTCTGTTTCGGATGACGTTTGATTTGCAACATTCTGCCAGATCAGGTAACGACTGGAGGATTGGTATTCAAATTCAGGTTGGGTTGTGTGTTTACTGGATTGTATGCTTTTCAGTCGTGGTCTTCCAGAATCGGAAGAGGTTTCGTATATGGGAGTGTAGTCATACAGTTTACCACCATTGTCCCAACCGACTTCGATCCGTTCCAAAATCTTGTCCATCTTCATGAGAAAGCCGGGAGCGTTGGAAACATAGAAATCGTCTCTTTCTTTGGTGAAAAACTTTACGTATTGGCGTGCGGACAGACCACTTTTAGAATTTCCTGTATATCTGATTTCTTTTAAATACAGATTTCGTGTATTCGAATATTCTGAATTGTCGTAATGGACTTGGAGATAGTTTCCGTTTTTGTCTTCTGTTTTACTTAGATACCAGCTATACGTTTGGTTGGGAATCTGTGGATTGAAGATTCTGCTTGCGTTCGTTTCCCCAAAAACTGTCTTAGTTCCGGATGAATCCAATACTTCCCAAACTCCACCGCTCTCTATATTACTGAGCCTTAATACAACCAAATCCTCGCTTGCGATCTCAGGTCTGTAGGTTCCATTTTCGTTCGCAGTCGAACCCGCTACTTTGATGAGTCTTTGTCCATTCCAGGTAAAGCTGTCTCTTGCATCGTAATACAAAGCTCCGTATTCGGGTGTTCTTGTGATCGACCCAAGGCCCAAACTCCATCCCACTCCCAACCAACCATCTCCTCCCGCGGAGGAATACGTTAGACTTAGCTTGGGTTCTACTCCGGCTCTTCCACTGGGTGTGTGGATGGGATATGTGAGGTTTATATTTCCGTAATGTCCCGGCTCGGGTGGTGCAATGAATGCTGCTCCTGCATGTGGTTCTGCTTTTGTATCGGGATCATCGATCGCAGAGCTATAGTTTGTGGAAATGGAAAAGAGGTCACTTCCTTCGGGTGCAGGTGCACTTCCTGGTCCTCCGTTGCCGCTTCCCACTCCGCTACCTGACGACGGAAAGCTGGTTCCCGGGACCAGTCCCGCAAGAGCCATCCACCAGTTGTTCTTGTTTCCGTGTTTGCCAGGCAAGAGTCCGCAGGTCATTGTCGTACTGACAATGATACAGGAGAATAGTAAGATATTGGAATATACGAATGCTTTGTTGGTTGGTTTTTCGGAATTTTTCATTTATTTTTTTATTTTTTGCTTCGGTCTTATTTTCGATTCTGATTTTTTGTTTCACATTTTCAAGAGATCTACGTTGTCATTGTGTTTTAATCCTTATCAGCATTTGCAGACCAGAAAAAAGGGAACAATAGAAATGAAATTGAACGGAAAACGGAGGACATCCAACGAACTTTCAACATTTTTCACCTTTTTATCTTATACTTTTGATACTGAATATTTTCATCCGGCACAGAAATCAGAGCCGTTAGTCGATCGACTTATGACGTTATGCCTTTCGTTTCAAATGGAAAAGGCAAAGAAACATTCAAATTACAAAAGATTCATTTTACTATGAAAAAAATGAGGTTTATTGTGGCGATATTAAATCCAAAAAAAATTGTTTTTTGTGATAATATCTCTATTTGTACATCAAATTGAACGAAACGTAAGGACCAAAAGTATGAATTTGGTTTGTAACCGAATTCATAGCCAATTGAATCAGCGTGAGTTTGGCACCAAGGGGTTTCGAATTTTAAATCCTTCTGTTTGTTTATAATCTGATTGGCTGTGATTAAAATGATAGGTGCTAAAAATATTGCGAATTCATTATCTGATTTCGGACAAAACATACTATCTGATTTCGGACAGATTAAGCATTTGTTGATACCCGGAATGTGCACTAAAATTGGTAAAAGTCATTTCAAAAATGATTCTTAGTGCTCTATAACGAGTTTTCGAAAGCGGATGGTAGGTTTTTGAGATAGCTCTAGTAAATATCATTTACTCTTTCAGAAGAAATCGGGACCACTGATTTTTACCCGACTGTCAGGCGAATATTACTACAGAAAAGAGGAGACTCGACTTTAGGCTATCTGAGTCCGGTCGAGTTTTGAAAGAAAAATTCTGCATAACCATGTCCGTTTTTTCGGGGGAACTCCACTACGATAAATAGTACTTTGAATTTACCTTCATGTGAATCCGAATTATTTACTACAAATTCCGAGTCCGATTGAGAAATTTCATACTCCAAAATTTGATATTTTCGAAACGGATTCACAATATGGATTAGAATTTGAAATGAAGATGGAATAATCGAAATTCTCGAAATCTATACCTACTTCAACAAAGCACACTGTAGTTAGCTATAGTAAATTAGTTTCTTAATATCTTCAACACTCAACTATCTGTTATCCTTCTAGAGTAATTAAAACATTGATTGATACCAATTTGCACTAATCAACAGCAGTTAACTTAAAATCTCTTGTTGTCCAGTATTTCATTCAAAGGAATATGCAATAGGATTCAAAAATTGACTCTTTAAGTTCGTGTTCTTTTAAATTCATTTGCGGACACAACTTCTGAATCAAATTGATGCGAGTTCACTTTCAAATGCAAAGGGCCATTTGCTTCAAATAAAACCTGCATCGGGTGGTGGAAATTATTTAGAAGTAGATCCTCGAAGTGGATTTTATTCTTCTCAGCTTGATAGACGTCAATGCTCTGAATGGATAAAAATTCTAAGTCGAATTGGATTCTTAAAGCTTTTTGCTAATATAAAAATAATCTAATACGTCCGCCGTTTATCACGGCGAATTTTCTCTCAATTGCGATTAGATTTCATAGATTATTATGAGCTTATCGATAGAAATCTTCCATTAAGCCACCCAATCATTTTCTTGGATTTTCTTTTTTACACCAAAGCTTACCAAAAGGTTTATCGCCTTCTAATTTATACAAACCGCTATATACTAAACGACCAAAAAATTGCCTTGCTCCAAATGAAAACATTTGTTTCTCTCCACCTATTAACCAAACAATTTCCATATTATTATCTTCAAGCCATTTCTGCAAAAAATCTGTTCTCATTAGTGCGTAAGAAGGACCGTCCTCGTCCATACTTGGATCTATAAAGACAGGTTTCCCTTCATATTCCCAACGTCCCCAGTGACCTATAGTTCTGGTTAAGTTCATATCCTGAATAAACTCCTTGGCTGGCAAATAAAAGTAAAGCGAGCTATTTAAAGAATAATCATAACCACCATTTTCCCATTCATATTTAGCGTATGGAATAAGATGTTTAACGGGTATCTGATCTCTAAAGACCTCTTCCGGCTCCCGCCAACCAGAGATGTGACGATATATCGGGTGCCAAGGATATTCCCCAAGGTAACCTTCATGTTGAGTTGATGGAACACTTACAATATGTGGATCGCAAAGTGTTCTCCCTGCAACCGCTTTAGCTAAAGTATCGTAATCTCCTTTTCGAATCA